GTTCTTGTCGTCTTTGGTCATGTTCCTGATGTTCTCACGGTGCTTTCTTTTCAGTGTTTCCCTGATCTCATAGGATGCGTAGGCCAGCTTTCTAAGGCGCGTGTCCATACTCTCGCCACTGGCTAGATCACCCTGTTTAAGAAGCTCCAAGTCCCTTCTATCTGGTTGCCTAAAACTTCCATCTTCCTGCTTTATTCTAAGGATATTTACAGGGTCACCATGCCCCCTGTCATAAGTGATAACGAAATTTGAGCCGTTAAACTTTATAGATAACCGTTTATCTATAAGGCGAAGTTCTCTCAAGAAACCTCTGTCTGCTCTAACGTCTTCCATGATTAACCTTTCTGGTGGTACATGCCACCCTCTATACCTATAGAGCATTCATGCCCTGCCTGTTTCAAAGAAGCAGACAGGTACATGATGCCCAAAGGTTCAATGGTTGTCGGTACAGTGACGAAGGATACCTTCATTACTTTTTGCATTTCTGTTAAGAGTCAACAGCCGGGGTCAAAGCACCATTCTTATCTGCCGCATGACAAGCATAGCACTCAAAGCTGAAGCAGGCACCGGGGTCAACAGCAGTCGCAAGACCATCTGTGTGGTAGTAGTTTCTTACCAAGAAGCCTGTGCAAGCACTTACCAGCTCAAGGGCAAATTCACCTGTGTTGTCGTTCTTTAAAACGCAGTCAGAAATCAGAAGATTGGTGGCGATGTTTCCGGTCGGATTGTGAATCGGGGCAACAGTAAAGTCTCCTGCAATAAAGCAGTTTTTGATTTCTGCGCCGTCTATTGCGCCAACAATCTTGATAGCCTCTGCCGCACCAGCATTAGGAGCAAGAAACTTGCAGTTCAGGACTTTCATATTGTGCGCTTCGGCTGCTGTCGTAATGGCATTAACGGCCTGTCCACCGGAATCGGACATCAGAAAATCGCAGTTCCTAATGGTGAAATTCGCAGCATTAACATCAATCGGGGCCGCAAGTTCATCAACGCCCGTCAGGTCAAAATAGATGTTCTCAATAAGAATGTTGGCAGCGTCAATATCAATATCGGCAGTCGTGGCGGTGGTGAAGTTGATGGTAGGTCTGTCATCACCCTTTCCGAGTCCGATAATAGATACATTGGCTACATCAACGTCAATCCCTGCCGCCGCCACAACCGTTTCCGTGTGACCGGGAGCGACAATAATCACGTCCCCTCTTTCAGCCACGCACTTGTTAATGGCTGCGTCAATAGTCAGAAAAAGATGGTCGCCGGGAACTCTTCCATCAAGCCACGTTCTTGCCTGAATACCGTCTTTAGCGACATAGAAGGTCTCTCCGGTAATCGGGCCTAATCCAAGACCGGCAATCTTTGACAACTGGATATTGGCTCCAGGGTCAATATTTCTGTCTTTAATCATTTTAATTCCTCCTGATAGTTTGCCCTAGAGGGAGGTCTTAGCCTCCCCCTAGATACTGGTTAAGGGTTAGAACAAATTAGGCTCAACAAGGTCTTTCAACAGGGTTAGACAATTGCGACGCTCCACGCCTAATTGGGTGTAGATTCGTAAAAATGCTTCCCATTCATCATACTGTGCCCTCTGATGCAACTGGCTACCGTCCAGATTACCCCAACCCAGAGGAGTCAATTCGTACTTCTGGATGATTCCTTTCGGCTCAAAGTAAATCTTGTTCGGCTGTTGCATCGGGTCAACAACAATCTCGATGCTTCCGTCACCCGCACTGAACGTCAGGGTTTCATAACCACCCTTTAGAACAGTAGGTGCGAAGCGAACATCAGGCATCAAAAGATTGGCGTACTTGCGGCGCTGGCCTAAACCCATGCGGATAATGTCGGGTTTCATTCCCGATACCTGACGGGTTACATCAACTGCATTAAGCATGAGGTCGATGGACAGTTCACGGTTGACACTGGAATTGGAAAGGATGTTGGCTTTCCATTTCGGATAGGTGGCAACGGTGATTCCTTCAAACGTGGCAAGGGCAGTACCGTCATCATAGATACCGTCAAGACCCGTGATTTCCGTAGGAGTATCAGTGGAAGCCCAAGCCAAATCTCTTGCGCCGGTCTTGATTGCCATAACGCCAGCGGTTACAGACAAGGCACTCGTATTCACAAGGCCAGAAGCATACGGGTGATTGGTCAGATAATCTGCTGACGGAGCTTCAAATACAACCACGTTGGTTGCAGGATTGATGGAAAGAACTCGGGAACCTGCCATACACGTTCCAGTGTTCTCAAAGTTCGACGTACCTGCGGACAGGTAGAAGTCGCACATCATGCCTTCCTGGAAGTATTTAACACCAATGTCATTGTCGAACGTACCGCACCAAGTAGCGTTACCCGGATAAGTCGTAGCTGCGGACAGTCTTGCCAACTGACCAAATCCGTCCCAATGACACTGACGGTTCAGGTCAACAATAATGGACTGATAAATATCGTCAATTTCATCCGCAAGACCATCAACAAAAGCGGCTGCATTTCCTTTGGCGATTTCGATTGCAGGGCCGGTAATCCGAATTGAACCGTAGTTGAATTTCGGAGTAATCGTACCCTGATCTTTCTTTCCGGTCAACGGGTCAGGCAGTTTAGAGGATTCGCCTCTTGCTCCCGTACCCTGAGCGCGTGCATAACGGAGTGCAAAGACATATCCTTTGCCGCCCGGTTTTCGGTCTGACTTGCCGAAAAGGTTATAAGTAATTTTTTCATCGTTAAACTGATTCGTAATACCCTCGCCGTAAACATTTTTCAAAATTTCGGTAAGGTTAGTGGTATCTGCGTATGTAGTCATTGTTTAGCTCCTTGTAAGTACCTCCAAGAGCGTCTTTCTTGCGTCTTTCAGGTACACTTTTGGTTTCTCCCCGCTCGGTGCGGCTGCTGCCGTTGAACCTACTTTTGGAGTCCCATTCTTGCCGTTGATGTAAGCCTGAATAATGGCCTGATCGTAGGCTTCTTTCTTTTTAATTCCATCAGCGACTAATCGCTTAATGGCCTTCTTGTCCGTTATGTCGATCTCGTTGAATGGGTTGCCAACTCCGAAAAATTCATTGACGAATGACTGTTGTTCTTTCGGAATGTCCATTTCCTTGACGAGTGACTGCACTTCTCGGTCATATGACTTGAGTGCTTGCTGTGCCTCTGCTTGCGCTTTCTGTGTGCTTTCCTTATGCAGTTGTTCGGCTGTTTTGTTTTTCAGGGCTTTTTCTAATCTGGCAATAGTCTGTTCCGGTGTTTCTGCTCCCCTGCGGCGTTCTTCTTCCTGTTGTCTCCAGACGACTTCGTAACTATCGAGCCGTTTAGCTTTCTCGATAATGTCGTCAATCTGGTTTAAGTCAGAAAGTTTCCCCTTGACTGTTTTCCCTGACTTTGCGAGTTCAAGTAATTCGTCGGGGTCGTCAACATCGTTTGCCTTCAAAAGCTCCTGCAACTTTTTTTCCGCCTGTCTTGCAGCTTTCCATTTAGGATGCTGGTCAAAAGGCAACTTCTCCTCGGTTGACGAATCCGCTGTTGCGTCCTTTTTGTCGGTTGGGGAATCCGGCACTTGCCCCTTTGCTGCATCTTCTTTATTCACAGGTTCGGCCCCTGCTTTTGCCGTATTGTTTTCGTCTGCCATGATATGTTTTCTCCTTTGAGTTATTGTCCATGCGGTTAGATTGCTCTGATCGAATGGCAATTAATAAAAAAGGCGCACCACTCCTTAGAGTGAAATGCGCCCTGATTGTTTCAGTAGCGGTTTGTTCTTTTAGTTAAACATACTAGCGTCCTCAGTCTTTCTTATTTCCACTCGTGATATGCGCCCCGCCTCAAATGAGATAATCAACTTTCCGTGGAATTTTTTGTCTATAAGGTTTTTAATATAGGAAATTAGATTCTTCATTGCCTCGCGCTTTCCCGTTGACCTTGATTACGAATGACATTCAACTTCACCCCTTCCGACATGGTATGCTTCGCAAAGTCGGCCTTAATTTCCTGCTGCTTCACTGCGTTCTTTTTATCCGTGTCGGACGATTTTTGATTTAACTTGGCGATTGTTTCCGCATCGGGTATCCCAGTAAACGGTTCATCACCTGCCTGAATGCCCAAATACTTATTAAGCACCTGCGCCCGTTCGCTTTCCTTCAAAACTCCCGGTAATAGAAGTTTATCAATCTGGATGTAATCTCTAATGTCAGGCGGTTGTTCATCAATAAGTTTCTTGTGAAGGTCGGTATGGGCGATAGCGATTGTCTGCGTCTTTACCGGAAGTTCTCTAAATTCAGGCGATATGATAAACTTTCTATGCGTCTCGTAATGGGTGGCATGGTTATCATACTTAAACATCGGGTCATCATTTAAAACAATATCCTCACCAGTGTCGGGATCTGGTTCTGCAAGCATCACAGTAAGCTCACCGGACGCGATAGAAACATTCTCTGCTTCTGCCCGTTCAACATCGTTGTTTACTTCATCGGTAAACGTACTCATGCCCATTCGCTGCAAGACTTCCTGCCGGATAGTCGGGGAAACATCGCCGTCTTTAAAGAATCCCGCCTGAATCATGTTCAACATCATTTGAGCCTGACCGGACTTCGTGCCGATTAAACCGGAATCCAATTCAAGGCGAACATCGGTGTTTCCACGTAAATCAGATGCTTTGAACTTCTGAATCTTTACCTTGTTACCACGGCCCAAAGTCTTAATAAGCCGCTCTTCGGTAAATACTTCCTGTGCGATCAAAAGACGTTTCTTGTAAACTCTTGTAAGGGAACGATTGAATCTCTCCAAGTCAGGGTAGCGTCCTCTTTCTGCTGTTTCTCGTAATCCCTCTGTTAAGACACCACTTGCATTTGCTGACGGTTGTTGCCCTTGCAATACGTTCTTCGGGTCGCCGGAAGCGTCCTGAAATCCTTGTTTTTGTAATCGTCTTTCTTCCAAAACCTGAGGCGGTAAAGGTGTTCCTTCTTTAAACTCCGGCTTCTGGCCCATGATCGGGTTGTAACTTAGAGCTATGAATCCATGACCGCCAAGCCCGATCTTCTTTAATCCTATTTCTCCGGGGGTAAGGACTTTTGGTCTTCCAATTCCCTTACGGTTGATAGCCAAAGCCTGATCTATTTCGTTGATGCTGTTCTGCGGGGAAATAAGGTCATTCACTCCGGGGTCTGACCAGAAACGACCGGGAACATAATTGTAATGGAAATCAGTTAAGGTATAATACCAATCATCAGCAGTTGAATGAATAGGAAGCCTGTCAACTTCTTTAATAACCTTGCCACCACAACACACGGCATAATATCCGTTTGGATGTTCTTTCGTTGGTTTAAACTCCACTTCCCTGAATAGAACCAAACCGTCATCGTCCTGGTCAAAATTGGAAACGGTCATCTGTCTACCCTTCCATGGACTGACACTCTGAACCAACTTGCTTAAATATCTCTGGTAGTCTATTTGTGACCTGTTTTCGTCTTTGTTCTCGATCTTAACCTTATAGGTATCCTCAACCCATTCTTTGTCTTTAAGGGATTGAACACCTACCCATCGTTTATGTGCTAATTTGTCGCCTAGACTGTCCAAGCGGACGTTAAAAGGCAGAATGCACTCGGTAGCCTCGTCACCTGTTTTGGAACCGTCAGGAAGCCACACGCCACCGTCAGCATCAGCATATGTCCTCATAAAGGCAGTACCGGCGATGGATAGCATAATGGCAAGTTTCTCTTTCTCGTCAAAGAAACGTCCGTCGTGCGCCTGATCTAAACTGACCAGAAGTGCTTGCCCTGCATCACCCGCCTGAATATCCTCTTTCTCGTCTGTATTGGGCCATATTCGCGGAAC